CCCGCCTCAACGAAAAAGGCATTACTACCGTCTTCAATAGCTACGGTACTGGGTACCGTATGAGCGATGAGACGGTACGTCCACTCTGTGACACTGTGATCGTGCGTGCGCCAGAAGTGGTGGAATACAAAATTGATGCCCGCTTGGTGCTGTTCAAAGGAGCTGATTCAAAATCGGTCTTAGCTGCAGCCAGCGCGGCTTGGTCAGACTATGAAACCGCCCGCTATTCCAAGCTCGGCAAAGATGTTGTGCCTTTGGATATTCAGACGGCCTTAAAGGTAAGCGGCGTGTACAACGTCATTTTGTCCAATCAGTATGGCGAATTGCGCGACAGCGATGTCATTTTGATTGCACCTAATCAATGGGCGCGGTGCGTGTCATTTGGGCTGTCCGTCGATATGGAGCAGCAGGATGGCTAAGCTCAAATATGCCTTAATTATCGACCAAGACCCACGCTTTACGCGTTTGGCTAATCTCAGTAATGGTTACAGACGACTCACACTCACTAAGCTCATGCCACGTTTGCTTGAGCAAGTAGATGATAAACACCTTGAGCTGTTGGCCGAGAGCCGAAGCATGGTTGGCTCAGACGGTTATTGGTTGGCCAAAGACAATAAAACCCGTCGCAAGCTCATTAAAGATGCCGTATTTTTGCACCGCCGCAAAGGTACACCTTGGGCAGTACGTGAAATTTGCCGCCGTTTGGGTTTCGGCGAAATCGGTCTGATTGAAGGGCTTGGTGGCCAAATCTACGACGGCAGTATTAATCACAAAGGCATTTATATGTATGGCGACCACCGTTTGTGGGCGCATTACTCAATTACTTTCAGTCGACCTATTACCAATACAGAAGCCCGTCTGTTGCGGGAAACACTTCCGGCCTTTGCACCAGCACGCTGCGTGTTGGTGCGTTTGGACTATCAGGACACGCCGCTTTATTACAACGGCAAAGTCAATTTTGACGGCGATTACAATTTCGGAGCAGCTTAAAGATGGCAACAATACAAGAAAATAAAGTCACCCCAGAATGGGTGGACGACTTATATCAAATCGAAATGACCGACCCAGTTATGGGAGGGGCAGATGGTGTAGCGAATCGCCAGGCTAAACAGTTGGGGGCGCGAACACAGTGGTTGAAGAAGAAGTATGAAAATCAAGAAGATGAATTTAATAAATATAAAAAATCCGTTGAATCAGCTACAGAGCTCAAAGCAGGGGTTACTAAACTAACTTCGGACATTGTGAGACATAAGGATGATGGTGGTTATGCAGTCACTCCTCAAGCTGTTGTGGATTACCTCGCATCCCAAAGTGCATCAGTCAAAGATGTAAATGAATTAAGAAACTACGAAAGTAACAGTTTATATGTCACTTTGAGTGGTTATTACACGTCTACCCCTGGTATTGGTGGTGGGCTGTTTGTCGCAGATAAATCCGATAAAACGAGTACTGACAATGGGGGAACCATTATTGTCAGTAAAAATGGCATGCGCTGGAAGCGCGTATCGTCGATACGAAATTTGGATATTACTGATTTTGGTGGGCAGGCCGGAGCAGACAAACTTAAATCTTTTTTGGCAGAACATTATATTCATTTACCGTCTTTTAAAACGCGTCAAGACTTTTTAATTAGCCAGCACGATTTAGTTTGGGTGCCGGATGGGCATGTGATTATTGCCCAAGGCTTGCTTTACCGTCGGCATGCCGAAAGCCGGTACATCCCTGACCTGCCCGGCTGGTTGCCGATCAACGAGTCATTCGGGCATTTTGACGCTGGATATACCGAACCCGGAAAATCAAGCGTAACGACCAAATATGTCAACACTGATGGGCTGACATATAACGTTACATACGTTTCAAACATCAAGCCTACCACAATCCGCAAATATTATAGCGGACTGGACAAGTCCACGAATACTGCTGATTTGGTAACGCTTAGAAACGCAGCGGCTGTAAAAAAATATCCGAGCATATTGCTTAATTCTGATGTGTTTTTTACCACGTCTAACATTGCAGCAGGTAAAACAAAAATCCAAGGATTACAGGTGGTTGACAATGAAATAATTCGAGATTTCGACAGCCAGGATAATCGCGATGCTCTGGTAATGTTGCGATCTGGTTGGCTTGATGTTGTGAAAAAATCAGACAATCTGTCGATGGAACAAATTAAAAATAAGGGGATAGCCTGGTCTGCCTATTTTGGCCCGACTTTAATTAAAGACGGCAGCATCCCAAAAGGATTACCTTCGGTCGAATTAAGTGCGCGCAATATTATAGGACAAAAGCCGAATCGCGATATTGTCATTATCCAGGTGCAGGGGGAAACGGGAAAATCAGGGTGCACCATTCAAAAGGCGGCGGAATTATTATTGGCGGAAGGATGTGTATTTGGCTTCAACCTGGACGGCGGAGGTTCGACTCAGATGTGGTGGCAAGATTGTTATTCGTTTCTATCGTCAGATTCTAACTTTTCGAAAGAGCGTGCGGTTGGCGGAATTATTGAAATTCGCGCCGAAGACACAGGGATATTCGATACCGGCTGGCAATCCCTCCAGGTGGCAGAAGGTATCAGCTCCGCCGATGCTGATTTAAATATTCCAGCCGTCTGTTATCGACAGGTGGGGGCTGAAATACAACTGCGAATCAGCGTTTCAGGCAATTTTGAGGCTGGTTATAAAAAGGTTATTACCACACAGCCAATCCCGCTACGGTTCACCTCTGTCAATTTTCGGGATATGCGCGGCCTGCTTGTTGGCGCAGATCTGTCGTACGGGATGTGGTATGCCGGGAATTATTTAAGTTTAAGGGCTATTGAAAAATCCCCGTACTTCACAGGGACTTTTAAATGGTCTCCAAGGAATTCATTCACATATTAGGAGTTTTTATGTTTGGTCTTTTCAAAGGCAACGGTCACTTGGATTGTTGCCTGCAAATCATGCCCGAAATCATGCCTGACGGATGGTTTGTATTGGAGGTAAATAAAACGGGCGAATGTATGTGGTCGGACGGAAAAACTGTGTTTTATCCCGATACCCTGCCACCTTCTGAAAATCATATTTGGTCATCTGACGGATGGCTGGAGGATACAGCTGGCCTGATCGAATCAGCCAAGGCATTAAAAATCAAACAACTTAACGCTGCTGCCCAAGCCTATATCGACCGAGTTGCCGAGACCGATAAAGTGCCGGATTTCGAGGTGCGCACGTGGACAATTCAAGCGGCCGAGGCGACTGCCTGGGCAGCAGATAAAAACGCCCTTACCCCGGTGTTAGACCAAATCGCAGCAAGCCGCGGCATTGATGCGGCCAAGCTCAAGGCGGCCGCCCTGCGTAAAACGTTGGCCTACGAAAAGCTGACCGCACATATCGCGGGACAGCGTCAGGCACTGCAAAGCAAAATTGAAACTGCCAAGACACAGGCCGCGCTGGATAAGATTGTGATTACATTTAACGCACCAGAGGCCGTCTGAAAATGGCAAAGGTTTATTTGGCTTTATATAAAGGCCGCAAGACGATAAAAACGCCCAAGGACTTGGCTTTCCGCATTATCGAATGGGTAATACGCAAAGTTACCGGCGGTCAATATTCTCACTGTGAAATTGCGGTGCCGGTAGCGTTTTCAGACGGCCTCTTTGATTGCTATTCGTCATCTTTTCGTGATAGCGGTGTGCGCTGCAAACGTATGCCGTTGCCTGCCGAAAAGTGGGATTTGATTGTGCTGGATAATCAACAAATCGTCATGGAGCGTCTGTTTTCTTTGTGGAGGAACACTAAGGGCAAGCGCTATGATTTGTTGGGTGTGTTATGCGTGACATCGTTTTTCCGTCGTTTTTTGAGGCAGTCGGCAGATAAATGGTTCTGCTCGGAATGGTGCGGGGATGTAATGGGAGTGGCCGAGCCGTCATTATGTTCGCCGGTTGACTTGAGAAAGGCCGTCTGAAATGCAGCCGAAAACAAAAAACTTCACTCTTTATCGCGGCGACACGCACTTGTTTAAGGTGAGATTGACCGCTGAATCAACTCCGTTGGATTTGTCTCAAACGCATTTTCAAATGGATATCGTGGCCGGGGATGGTTCGGTAGTTCGTCCTGAAATCAAGGTTGCGGACAATTTGGTTGTATTACTATTTCCGGCCGCCTTAACCCGTAGTTTAACCT